TCCAGGTCAATTGCTATTTCTTTTGCGTGTCTAAGGTCAGGATAGTCACTCGGACATACCCAATCGGAGTCGTTGTAAATAAAATTTAGCTGATGAGTCATTTCTTTTTAGCATCTTTTAGTTTTTTTATTTCTAAATCACAATAGTGTTTTATTTTTTCTAGATCTTCAATTCCATTTTTATGTTTGTACCTGCAAACGTATTTTACTACGTTGCCTTGAAAAAATGTTAGATCATTTTTTGCAATAAACTCATAGGGTTGAATCTCAAAAAATTTATAGTGAGATCCCCCGATCTGCTTATCTTGAGGGAAAGCGTCCTCAAATAAATCTTTATGTGTCATAATTTAAACTCCTGTAATACTCTTATTTTTTCTTCTGCGTTCGCTATCTTTTCAACAAGCTTATCTGCTTCATCCACGTGCTGTGGGTGTTCACCTATGGCTACAGGTTTTTCTAAATAAATTTTTAATGTAGCTTCAGCTTCAGATATCTGTGCATTGTATCTATCTTCTAGTGCTTCAATTATTATTTTTCTAAACATAGTTTGCCTCATATAGTTTAAAATACTTTCCTAACGGAAAGTTGTATTGGTGGTTTGTTCCTAGCAAATGTAAATTTTGTTTGCATCTGGTTACTCCTGTATACCAAACTCTCAACTCTTTTACTTTTTCTGCTAGATTTTTTTTATCGTAATGCGATGGGTAATTACATTTACTGGCTAACACCACATTGTCAGCTTCACCACCTTTGACTTGATGTATCGTATCAATAATTATTTTTGGTGGCTGCGTAAGATCCACACCTTCCTTCATTAATTTGTTGAAATATTGTTTATCTTTGTCTTTAAATTTTCTTTTAAACACTTGATTCCATGGACCTTTTTCGTCTCGCATACCACACCTTAAGTGTAATTCATCAAAAGTAAACACTTGATTTGGATGTGCAAAAGACCATTTTTTGCTGTCCTGTGACCGGTATCCGTGGTCTATGTTTAACAAATATTCATACATGATACAGGCTTCTTCTCTTGCAATAGCACCACCTTCGCAAATTTTTTCCCACAATTGAATCGCCATAAATTGATTCGGATCAAAAGATTTATTATTCTTTTGATCTTGATAGTACAGACCAAGGTTCTTTGCCTCCTGCTGCAGTTCTCTCTTCACATCATTTATTCTAGCTAGCACCATCCAACTACCATCTAAATCCCAAGGCACTTTTTTCAATCCATTCCATCTTTGTATAGATCCATCTTTACCATTAGAATAAAACTCTTTCTCTATTCTATTGTTACCCATCGAATGTAAAATGCAGCTAGAAAAAAAATGTATATTCTTGTTTAATCGTACACTCTTTTTCAAAACAAGAGACTTGCCAGGAAAAGTTTGAAATAAATTTACATCAGCACCATTCCATTCGTATATCGCCTGGTCATCATCACCTGCAATGTAAACTCTATCAACAGACTCAGCTATCTTTACAATCATATCCCACTGTAAAGGTGTCAGATCTTGAGCTTCATCAACCATCAAAACTTTAAATGGTATTACCAATCCATCAGTAATGTATCTCTGTACCATATCAGTAAAGTCTAACCTGTCAGGTGTCCGTTGTCCGTTCTCCAGTTCCATTGTTTTAAATTCTTCGTAGCCATTGATAATTGATTTGAATTGCTGCAACCTTACAGCTTTTCTAGATTGCTGTTTGTACAGCCACACAGGATCTACTTTCATGTTTCTTGCCCTGTCATATATTTGTAAGGACCAATTGTTGTAAACCTTTTGATCATCGTGGCCATCCTTGTAATTAACTTTTACAGTTCCGTATTGAGTATGAAACATCAACATATCAGCCTTTGGATCTAGAACGGGAATCTCAGCAAACTGTTGTCGGGCCAGAGAATGTAATGTTCGAAAATATTTGAAATCATCTTCATCGTATTCTTTAAATCTTTTCCTAACTCTTGCAACACATTCATTAACAGCTTTGTTTGTAAACGATACATAACAGATCTCATCAGGAGAATAACCTTGCCTAAGATAACGTTGTACACGTTTCAATAAGTTTTCTGTTTTACCTGTACCTGGAGGACCAAATATTTTAATTGTCTTCCCACGCAGCCTTCGGTTTAGTGAATTTGACATCTTTGTTTTTGTGTTCTTGTTGTTTTGGCAAAGGTACAATCCAGTGTCGGCTTTGTATACCTTTGAACTTTGCTTTTGGTTTTGCACCACCTTGTTCTAAAAATCTTGTGCATTCTTTTTCGTTCCAATTATAACCCATCTTTTTCATAAAAGATCTAAATGTTTCTAGCTTAAATCTCATTTCAATTTCATCACGCCATATATTACCAGAATCGATTTGATCAAACTCTGTAGTATCCTCAACGTCTTCTAAGAATCTAGACATTCTAGAATTAAATACGTCACTTCCTTCTTCTGTTGCATCAAAGCCTTCCATGTCTTGTTTGTTAGTCATTAACTCATCTAGCCAATCTCGATATGGGTCTGGGTCTCTTTTGGTTGGTTTAAGTGGTCGCCACACAATATCATAATTTAAAAGTTGTTCTCCCAACAGCTGCTGTTGGTATAATTGTTTTGTAGATAGTCTTATAGATTTTCCTTGTATTGGTAAAATCCAATATGGTTCAGGATATGAGTTTACTTTTATAAGTTTACCAACTTCAGGTAATGCTTCATTAGCACCAATACCTAATTTTCTTTTAACACACTCACCAGATACGCAGTGCATTCTAGCAATTGATGTTTTACATTTGTAGGCATACTCTTTGTTTTCTACACCTTTAAATATATTTTCTAATTCTTTTGGATGTAATCTTTCTTCACATACTTTACCCATCATATCTCTAGTCCAATCTTCATACATGACAGGGTCGGGATTAATTTTTTTTGCTAACACAGCTACGTTAAACATAGCATCATTACGACCTTCACCTTTCTTAACTTTATTTTTCATAAAATTGACTACACAAGGCGGATAGTCTTTTGTTTCATCATCTTGAAATATTTTTAATTTTTTAAACTCTGCAGGTTTAAGTCTAAACTTAGATATAAATTTGTATAAATCTTTTATGTTGATTGAATTGCACTGATCATCCATGGCAACTCTAGTTGTCATATGTGCTTTTTGATATGGTAAGTTTACAAAGTTACCTTTTCTTTTTTCGTCCCAGTTCTCTGGTGTAAGATCAACTTCATCTTGTGCAGGGAAAATATCCGTAGTGGTATCGTTGATACCAAGGTCGGAAGCTAACTCAATTAATTTTTTACGCATCGCAGATGCAGCAACTACACCTTCGATAAATAAAATTAAATGGAGTCCGTTGGACTTTGATCTGAATGGTACGAGTGGGTATTTTCTTTTCCGTATAATCGATATAATTTCCTGATGCTGTATATTATAACGATCAACATCGATGACCCCCCAACTGCATGTATTATCATCTCTGATAGGGACAGATCCATAGTAAGCTTCTCCTTTTAAATGTTGCACCCAATGATCTTTTGTCATTGGAGAAGGTTCAACCCAATGTTTGAATTCTGCCTTACCTTTAGAGTTTTTCTTACCCGTAGGTTTGGATACACCAAAATATGTAGTAGAGCCCTGGAAGAGTTCTATAAACTCTCCCAGGGTGTTGTCAAGTAGGTCCATACTAGAATGGAGTTTTAGCTACTTGTTCTTCTTTTCCGTGGTTAACTCGAACTGCACCTTTTTTACATGACTCATAAAAGTCATAGGCACCTTTAATTGTTTCTTCGCTCTCCACTTGTCCTATATGCTCAATCTCCCAACCGAACCAAGAACCTAAATTGTTCTTTTCTAGTACAGTTTTAAGAGAATACATTTGAGTAAACGGTGCAGGTTTAAAGAAACCTTTACCATCTTTTCTCTTTTGCCTTAAGGACATCATCATTGAATTCCACTTTTTGGATTTTTTCCTTTGAGTAGACTTCATAGTTATTAAAGCTGTTGATGATTTTTCTTCTTCAACAACCATCACATAGTGAGACGCTGTCTCTTCTATGTAATTACCATTCTCGAGTCGATCCTTACCGTCATCACCTCTTGTGGTTTTACTCATGATATCCGAATCAGCTGGATAAACATTTACTGGAGCAACAGCACCTTTATCTCTGTCTCTCCATTCAATGTACTCCAATTTATAATAGCAAGGGATCACATGGATTCCTTTTTGACCATCATAAAGTTCGTCTGTCACTGTGTTGTAGATCATTCCTGCTCTAGCTTCTGCCATGAACTGACTATCACCTTGTGTTACTTGTGGTGAAAGCTGACCAAGAACTTTAAGAAATGGTAATGCTAAACTCTTCGAGTCTACATTCTCAAATCCCGCATCGCCAAATTGCTCGATGTTGATCGCTGCAACTGCTCCTGCTTCTTTTTTAACCGCTACTTCGTTCGATTGTCCGTCTTTTAGCTTCATATTATTACCTATTATTTGTTTGTTATTTTCGTTTTATTTGCGATGTATACTCCGAACAAATCAAATGGTAATTTCTTACCACCTTCAACTTGCTCTTTAACAAATGCTTTAAGAGTCATTGGTTCAACTTTTTCTTTTTTATTGTAGTTGAAACCAAACTTCTCACACACACTTATCAATTCAGAGACTTGGTTGTCTTGTCCTCTACCAAATGAAGCAGTAACAGTATTCTTAATTAAGTCTTCAAACCCATTACTTCTTAAATAGCCAAAGGCTTCATCAACACGTGACTCAGGAATTTTTGCTGCATAGAATGGTTTAACTTCTACAGTCGAACCATCACTTAACTTCAGCAACGATACACCAGCTTCCTGCATCATCTCTGGAATTATTCTCTCCTCTAAATCTCTTGATTGATTTTTTAGAGTCGATAATTTTTTTTCTTGTTCTTCGATTTGTGATCTTAGGTCTTTTAGTTGGTTACATTTGTCAGAAATAGATTTTACACTATCTTGACTAATGTCAATATTTGACATTTTTTCTATATCCATAAATCCTCCTGTTGGGGTCTTAAATTATTTACTTGATCTTGTAAACAAAAAA